AGCAGGGGGTGAAGGCCGAAGAGCTGGAAGCCCTTGGCTTGAACGATCTATTCCGCCAAGAAAGGGTCACTCAGCAAGAAATTTTGGATCGTATCGACTCAAACCGCATTGAAATGGAAGAAAACGTCAGTACAGGGCCAGCGGAAGGTTCTTATGACTTTGAATACGACGAAGAAGACATCGATATTGAAGAAGCGTATGGCTCCGATTACATAACGGATCGAGCGGAGGAGCTTCTTGATAACATGCTCGATGCTTTCCTGCGTACAGACAACATCGAAGACTACGCAAGAAGATACTCCAATGATCAAGACGAGTTTTTAGGACTTGTAGCTCTGATGGAGTCAGTTGTTAATGGCGAAACGGGCTATGACAAGCTGCCTAGGGCAATCCGCAACGACTTGTTAGACGACGCAGAAAACGAGGTCATTCTCGAATACGAGCGAGAACCAATCCGCAGAATCACAGTTCAAGTCACTGATCAAAACGCTGAGACACAAAACATAGGTGACATGCCCGGCGCTGCTTTCAGCTATTCGCTCGTCGGCAATAAAGACTTGGGCTTTACCCTAGATGGACGAGAAATGAATAGTGTCCCAGACAACATTGTTCGACAGCTAGATAACGCAAACATTTATGACCCCGACGAAGTGGTCGTGCAGCTTCGAGGTATCGCAGAGGAATACGGCGACATAGAGGGACTTGCTAAGGGCGAGACACGATGGGGCGAGTACACCCTAGACGGCGGCGAGAACTATCAAGAAGCGCGGCTTTCTTTGCCCAGTGGAGGCAAAGAGAGGTTCTACGAGGGTGTTCACTTCCCTGATGACATCAACAACGTCTTCCACATTCGCACCAAAGACCGTAAAGGGCCGATGGGCGAAAAGATTTTGTATGTGGAAGAGGTGCAGTCTGACTGGGCGCAGCAAGGTCGTAAGCAAGGCTTCAAAAGCCCAGAGGTTGAGAAACAGGCGCAAGAGGCCGCGAGGCAACTGTTACAGGAGGCAGGCCCACTTCTGGAAGAGCTGAGACTGAACCCAAGCACACGCGATAGACCAGATGATGGGTTAGGTTTCGCGGCGACGTTGACGGAGCTTATAGAAGCCGCAAAGTATGCGCGACTAACTCAAATAAATTTAGGAGATTCCGATCTTGACCCTGCTGAAGCACAAGAGTTTCTACGCGGCAACTCCTTGGGCGCTGCTGGGAATATCAAAACTGCGCTGCGAGACGCTGAACAAAGGGCAAAAAGGGCGGCAAGCCGCATACTCGATCAGGAATATCTCGACGGGTTTACGCAAGAGCAAAAGTTAGAGGCGCTTACTAATTTCATCATTCAGGCAAGGCACGGGGTAGACCTCCCCCAGATGGAACTAGATCTCATTAGGCGAAACATTCGGTCTGAAGTCGAGCAAACTCTGGAAGAAAGACCGGGCCGCGTTGATCAGATGATTTTGTCTCAGGCAAGGAAGCGCGGTGAACTTCCTCAAGAAAGGGATCTCGGGCTTGAAATTGCGTTTGACGGGACAAATCCCAAGTTCGAGGCAGCTCTTGCACAGGCGAAGAAAGAGCAGCGTGATTATTTGGCGGGTATAGGCGTTGACCCGATGCTTTACTCAAAGCTGCAATCTGCGTTGGATAAGGCTGACCCAGAGGGCGCTAAGCTCAAAGCTGAAAAAAGGCAAAGGGGTAAACCAGACGCAGCGCCATTTGTATTGGATACCCAGTCTTGGAACAAGCTGGCTATCAAATACATCTTCAAAAAGGCTGCTGAAGAAGGTTATGACGGCGTAAGCTTTGCGCCAGCAGACGCGCACATTGATCGCTGGGGCGACGAAGGCTTGCGGGTTCAATACGATGAAAACATACCAAGGGCCATCGATAAGGTTTTCGGCAAAGCGCCCATTATCCCGTCCAACCGACCAGAAACAATGGAGGTGGATGGTTACGAATCCCAGATTTATCACCTAGACAACCTAACGCGGGACGGCGATAGCATCTACGAGAGGATGAAAGACCCCAACACCATGTTTGGCTTCGCCCCACTGCCGTTGGTGCTGCCGCAAGGCATCGCTGGTTTACAGGGTTTGTCTCCAGAGCAAGCAGAGGAACAAGAGCGCAAGGTGCGCGAGCTTGAGCGCACATTCCCTGACGCCACGCCCAGCGAAAGGGCAGGCATACTCGACGCGCTCAAGGGCGCAGGTGAAGTCGCTTACGAGGGCTTATCTGACATGGTTATCGAGCCGTTCATGGGCATGAGCGGGGCCGAGACTGCGTTTGAGATGGGCGCTACGCCAGAACAGGCTGAAGCAGCTCGCAGAAGAGCCGCTGCGATGGTGGATTTCGAGACCTCATCACCGACAGGAAAGCGTTACAAAGAGGCTGTAAAAGGCGGTTTGGGCGCTCTAGGCGAGTATTTGATGAGTGAAGGCGAGATGGGTCGCACACGATCAGGTATGCCGCTTGGCGTTAGCCGTGATCCTGTTCAGTTCTTGTTCCAAGAGGGCTTAGTCCCCGCAGCGGAAGCTGTGACTGAAGGTGCTCTGGGCATCATCGGCTTAGACCCAAGAGACACGGCAGAGATGGAGCGAGTTCGACAAGAAGCTGCTAGGCCGTTCATCGAAGCCATACAGCCTATTTAGCCACCTTCACAAACTCCGCAGTCACCTTTACCTCGACTTCTTCGTCTTGGTGAAGGGCTTCGAGTATCACATCTTCAATTAGGTCTTCGAGGACATCGAGATCCACCAGCGTCTTAACGCTAACTTCAGCTATTACTGTCATTTTTCTCATTAATGCCCCGTTCTTGTTTCCATAATCGAATAATGTAATCGGCCTCTGGCCCTGCGTCATGGTGCCTGTCGAGCACATGGCGGTAAAGCTTCATGGCTTTGTCGCTATCGGCTTCCAGCATCATGCGGAATGCTGCGGCGTCTAGCGTCTTGAAATACTTATCCATTGATCTCCTCTAGCTCCGCCAGCCACCACGCCAGATCACCAGCCTTGTATTCCTCGAAGGCTTGCTCGACCAGCTCTGGCCTGCCAAGGCGCTCAGCCTCGGCATTGATCGCAGCTCGCTGCATTACCCCGCGCTGCCACACCTTGTGGTCATCGCTGTACTCGAAATACCAGTCGTGGTTTCGCAGCAGCTTAATTAGATTTTCCATCTTGATCCCTCACAAACTTAGCGAGCTTCTGCTCGATACTCGTCCACCGAGTTTTTAGCTCGGCCTCTTCGTCTTTACCGTGGCACCGAAACCAAAAGCAAGTGCCGATCAGCCCGTTGACGCGAGGATCGTCAGAGCTGCTACGCATAAGCGCAGACAGCATCTCGATCTCTTCGTTGGTTAGCTGGACGTACTGGGTTTTGAGTAGAGTCATCACGCCACCTCCTGAACTGGTTCGATGTAAGGGTTGACCAATGTGCGCCGCAGCTCACGATAGATCGTCTTGAACGCATCGCCGTGCGGTTTATGGAAAGTGTTCCTGAGATAGCGGGTGTACAGCCCGTACTTCATTTGGATGTGGTGTGCTACCTCATGGGCGACCAAGCACTTGAGCAGCAGCTCACGGTCATCGCAGTCGATGATGTTGCCGATCACTGGGTCATCAGCAAACGAGCGGTACTCAGTGAACGAGGTTAAGCCTCGGCGGTATTCACCCATGTCGATGCAGATGTGAGTATCGGAGCCGTAGCTAGACTGACTGCGATACTTAGTCCGCACCTGAAGCCGCTTGAGAGCTTCGGTATACACGACAGGCTTGCCTTGATACTCGACCTCATATTGCTTCTTGCAGATTTCTTTTAAGCACTGCTTGGCAAACTTAACGACGAGCTTGTGCTCGTCTGGTGTCACGTTTGGGCCGCGCTTTGATTTGATTTCGGAACTCATCACGTTCTCCGTTGTTGGTTTCCAACAGCTTACCACATGCCGTGCCGATATGCAAACACCTACACAAAAGAATTTATTCAAATAAAGTGTTGCACATCGACACGGATACCCTTATTGTGCAATTTCACTTACAGGAGAAACGTGATGACCGACAGAGAAATGACCGTTGAAGAGCAATTGCTACACGCCGACTGCCACAAGTTTTCTCGCTTGCATGTCCTTAGCGCAGCGGAATCCATGATGCTGCCAGCATTGTTCCGCAAGGGTGCGTCAGTGACTGAAGAGACGCTCTCTGCGTTTGCGAACAAGGCGTTGCAGATCAACGAGCTTGGCGAGTATGTAGCGAACATGGCTCGCAAGCTTGCTGACACCGAAGACGGCAAGAAGCTGTACGCAGATTTTTTGCAGGAGGGCGCAGCGTGAGCGCCCAAGCAAAGAAGGTTTTCTACAACCGAGTGCGCCGCACTTGCCTGAAGCACAACATCGACATCGTGTACGATGGGATGCCCAAGGCGGTGTACGGTGTAGAGCTGGTCAAAGACGGTCAGGTGATGTTCGCTGACCGCAGCACCGATAACATGCCGCTGGACATAAACTGGCAACGACTGCATCAAGAGATGGCCGATTACGGTTACAAAGGCGGTGTGAAATGAGCGGCAACCCACTGAAGCAAATCAACAACATCTATGGCTACGTCCGCGTATCCACAGACGAGCAGGTCAAGTCTGGCATCTCGTTGGAGACGCAGAAGCAGCAGATCAGTGAGTTCGTGCGCGAGAAGTACAACCGTGAGGTGACTGAGTTTTTCGCAGACGAAGGCATCTCTGGCACCCATGCGGTGCTAGATCGACCCGCCAGCCGCGATATGACTGACGTAATTGACCGCCATGACGTGGTGATCTGCACTCGGCTTGACCGATTGAGCCGATCCAGCTCTGACCTTCTTGGTCTGATTCCAGTGCTTCAAGACATTGGGATCACGCTGTACTTCTGCGAGCAGTTCGGTGAGATGCCGATTGTTTACCCAGATGCAGGCAGATCGAAGGGCTTGGACGCCAAGTTTGATATGAACTCGATGGCCAACCAGATCATGCTGATGGTTCTATCAGCGGTTGCCGAGATTGAACACGCGACCATCAAGGATCGCTTTGCGGCAGGCAAGCTCGACTGGGCTTCACGCGGCTACGCAATCGGCGGATCTGCGCCGTATGGCTTCAGGCACGAAGAGGTGAAGACGGGCAGCAAGACCCGCAAGAAGCTG